GAAGCACGAGATACTCTCGCAAGTGAAGAAAGTCAAAGAGAAACTCTCATCGATGTCAAACTTGAACTCGCAGAGCAACGAGAATACAACAACGTCATAACAGAACTTCTTAAAGATACTGGTATTAAAACTAAAATCATCAAACAATATCTGCCCGTTATTAACAAACTTACGAATCAACACCTGCAAGTCCTCGACTTCTATGTACACTTTGACTTAGACGAGGGGTTCAACGAAACGATACGGTCAAGGCACAGAGACGCGTTTAGTTATTCCTCGTTTAGCGAGGGCGAGAAACAGCGGATAGACCTTGCCCTCTTGTTCACGTGGAGACAAGTCGCTAAAATGAAAAACTCTGTTGCTACTAACCTGCTGGTTCTTGACGAGACGTTTGATTCTTCTCTTGATGCCGATGGTGTTGAGAACCTCTTAAAGATTCTTGACACACTTGACAACGATACTAACGTGTTTATCATATCTCATAAAGGTGAAATACTAGATAATAAGTTTGAAAGAAAATTAGAATTTTTTAAGAATAAGAATTTTTCTGAGTACAAATAATGTTAAATTGTCATAATCATTATGTTGCCGCAACAAATATAATTTCTAAAAATAAATGCATAGAAATAATTAATTGGGGTTTAAAACACGGAAAAAGAGAAGTGGCTAAAACTTTTGCAGACGGGGGACCTGACAATAAAAGCGAAGATTTTAGAGGAGCCGCTGGAATATTTTGGATAAGAAAACAAGAATATTCTGAAATATTTTTGAACGCGGTTAAAGATATTAATGAAAATCTATGGAAATTAAACTTAACTTTTTGCGAACCGCTCCAACTTTCTGTATACGATCCAGGGCATTTCTATCATTGGCATGTAGACAGCTTCATTAAACCTGAAGATCCGTTTAATCTTGGAACCAAAACGGTTCGCAAATTAAGTTTTAGCGTGTCTTTAAATGATAAAAATCTAAACTATAAAGGCGGCGATTTGCAAATCTTTAATAGAATTACGCATGAGAATAAAGTAGATTTTGCAACTATAAAAGAACTTCATTCCGCAGGAAGCATTGCAGTTTTTCCTTCCGCTAAAGATCATCGAGTAACTAAAATAACTGAAGGGCGCAGGTACTCGTTAGTCGGATGGGTTCATGGTCCGCCTTTTGTTTGACATTTCGGAAAGAATATGTTAAACTTAATTAATATTAATAAGGAAGTATATAATGGAAGTATCTGAAAAAACAATTGAGTTTCTTAAAAACTATGCTGATATACAGAAAACTATGATGTTTTCTCCTGGACAGCATCAACAAACTGTTAGTGTGGGCGAAGACTTTTTCTCTAAAGTAAAACTCGAAGAAAATATTCCTCAAGAATTTGGTATTTACGATCTCCCTCAGTTTATATCTTGTTTATCGTTTATCGACAAACCTAATCTAAAATTCTTAGACAAGCATTTAATGATTTCTGACGCTGCTGGAATCGAAAACATTAAGTTGCCGTTTTCTGATCCTAGGCACATTGTTAAACCTGCAGGATCTTTAGAAAAACCAGAACCGATAGTAACCTTTACATTATCTAGAAACATTTTGTCAAAAATTAAAAAGTCGTCTGCAATCCTAGGATTAAATGACTGCGTCTTTAAAAAATCGGGCAATAGTTTCGAGGTTTCTGTTTTAGATACAGAAATGGATAAAGAAGAAGACTCTCAAACATGGTCTAGAGAATTAGATTGTGAAGTTTTTTCGGAGAAGGATTTTACGTTTATTTTTGATATAAGTACCTTTAAGATGATGGATGGAGATTACGAAGTTACTTGTAATGCTCCGTTAACGCATTTTAGAAACCTGGAATGTGACCTAGAATACTGGGTTGCTATGCACTCAACTTCAATTTATGGAGAATAATATGAACGAACAAGTTAAAGATTTGACTAATAGAATCACTCGAAGTACAGTAGCAGTAGTTGATACTGTTGCTGGAAGAGGCGGGTTTCGTGGTGAGGAACTTTCCACCATTGGTCAACTTAGAGATCAATGCATTACTTTGATTCAACTTCTAGAAAACGAAGAAGAAAATCAAGAAACACCTACGGAGGAATAATTGTTATCTCCGTTGAGGCGTTTATTTTATTATGATAGGAGATAACATTGAAAGACGAATTTTTGTGGGTAGAAAAGTATCGCCCCGAAACTATAGAAGAATGCATATTACCGGAAAATCTAAAGTCCGTTTTCAAAAATATTGTAAACGGAGAAGAATTGCCGAATATGCTTTTTTCTGGAACCGCTGGGTTAGGCAAAACTACCGTTGCGAAAGCTCTTTGTAATGAACTAGGTTTAAGTAGCGTTTTAATTAACGCTTCTAAAGATGGCAACATTGACACGCTTAGGGGCAGAATATTAAAATATGCTTCTACATTATCAATGACCGGAAAAACCAAAGTAATTATTTTAGATGAAGCAGATTACCTAAACCCACAGTCTACGCAACCAGCGTTGCGCGGGTTCATAGAAGAGTTCTCAGATAATTGCAGGTTTATTTTGACCTGTAATTATAAAAATAGAATCATAGAACCCTTGCATAGTCGTTGCGCGGTCTACGAGTTCAACTCTGATAAAAAAATTCTTGTCAGTCTCTGTGAGCAAATGATGCAGAGGTCTTGTGATATTCTTTCCAATGAAGGATTTGACGTTTCAGAATCTCAACGTAAGAGTATTGCTAACCTCATCATGCGCCACGCTCCTGACTGGAGAAGAGTCTTAAACGAATTACAAAAATCTTCTCTCGGAGGAAATACTAGTTTCGAGAGTAGGTCGATTGTTTCTTCGTACGACATGCTTTTTGATTGTTTAAGTAAAAAAGATTTTAAGAAAACTAGAAGATGGGTTGTTGATAATCTTGACATCGACGCTACTGAGATATTTAGAGGAATATATGATCGTATGTATGAGAAAGTTGCTCCGAACAGTATTCCTCAATTTGTTTTAATTTTGGCAGACTATCAATATAAAGCTGCTTTCGTTGCAGATCACGAACTTAATCTTGTTGCTTGTTTGACAGAAATAATGTCTTCCGTTGAGTTTGTTTGATGAACTTGCATCAATTCGATTCACCCTGGAAGCATGTTGTCGTTGAAGATTTTTTTGATGAAGAAGATTATACAGTAATCGAAAAGTTATGTAATGACCTTACAATTTTAATCGATTCTGTTCCTCAATTTAAAAGACGAAGTTCGATAATGGTTCCTTTTTACGCGAACATTAAAGATGTTTTCGAACACGCGTCTGACGATTTACTGAAACGGATTGATGATGTAAACGAAATTTTTCCATACTATGCTGCTCAGTTGTCATCCAATCTTGGTATTATCGGCGATGTTAAAGAAGGACAACCGCCATACAGTTTGCTCCCTTCGTTTGTCCGCTCTAAAAAAGACGGCATCCGAGATGAAAATTTATTTATGCTGGGTGTAAATGATATACACGTAGACGGCGCAAATAAATTTTTATCAGTAGTAATTTACATAGGAGAAGAAAACTCAGGTACTAAACTTTATTCAGATATAGATGAGAACGCTTTTGAAAAAGAAATTGAATGGAAACGAAATACTGCGTTGGTTTTTTCTAGAAAAGAATATAAGACATGGCATTCTGTTCCCATAAATCAAGACGGAAATATAAGGAAAGTAATATTGTTTCCTTTCCAATATGTCAGCGATGGTTGGATGCACGTGAATACGTTAAAGGACTATTTAAATGAACCCGTTTGATTTCGTCAACGCTATCAATTTCTCTAAAAAGGATATAATTTCTCAGGAAAACAAAAAAAACTACTTGCCTTATATAGTTAATCGGCAATTATCTTATTTTAAAGATACTGTTTTGCTCGCAAATGAAATGAATGCTAATCATCATTTAGATAATGTACTACAATTTCATTTTTTACTAAATATAGTTAGACCAAGGAAGCGATTTTCTAAATGGGAAAAACAAATCGCTTCCTCTGACTTGGAAGCGGTGCAAGAGTATTATGGATATAGTAACGAAAAAGCTCGTTCAGCTTTAACAGTCCTTTCGCCGCATGATTTAGAGCAAATAAAAAAAAGGAACTATAAAGGTGGAAGAGAATAAGATATGGTTTCCGGAAGATATGTTAGAAATTTCTATAAAAGAACCTGACGATTTTTTAAAAATCAGAGAAACTTTGACTAGAATCGGTGTAGCTTCGAGAAAAGAAAAAAAATTATATCAATCGTGTCATATACTACATAAACAGGGCAGATATTTTATAGTTCATTTTAAAGAATTGTTTTTGCTCGACGGTAAGAAATCGACCTTAGCAGAAAATGATGTCGGTAGAAGAAATACTATAGCAACTCTTCTATCTGATTGGGGGTTAATTTCTATCTTAGAAAAAGATAAAATGCAAGAGTTTACTCCTCTTCGCCAAATAAAGATCTTGCCATTCAAAGAAAAACATGAATGGGATCTTTGTCCAAAATATAATATTGGATCAAATACTTGACATTTTGAATTTAATATGTTATATATAGTAGTGTCCTTGCGGAATAGTCCGAAGGATAGACAACAATCTTGCTTAATTAAATAAGGAGATAGCAATGGTTACTACAAGAAGTAAAGTGTTTTCGTTCCCCCACTCTCGTTTCATTGGTTTCGACCATGTCTGGGATGAGATAG